ACAGCCCACAGACGGGTGAACTTGGCATTCGGGGGCGCGTACATATTCATCCACGAAGCCACCGCCCGCGTGGGGATCTGCCCAAAGCACGGCACGATCTGGATGCAAGACAGGTCTTTGTAAGACTTCTCCGCAGTCAGACGAGAAACGGTCTTTTCCAGATCAGCGTTATGTGCGCCGCCGTCATAGGAGGAGATGATCTGTGGCTGCATCAGTGTTGTTGGACAACGTAGGTGGGCTTGGGGAAGGGATCTTCAGGCTTGCAGACAACAAAGAAACCGCCGCCTATCTCATAAGCGACCTGCCAAACAACGCCGTCGATCTCAATGGTCTTCATTACACCGTACCTGAGTAGAAGCCAACAATAGGCGGGCGGGCTGCGTTGGAGTCTGAGCCGCGAATTTGGCTAAAAGCAACAGACACCGGCATGGCGGCGGTGGTCGTGGAGTAAACACCCTGGCCCAGCGTGTACTGCTGTGTGGTGTTGTTGGACTGCCCGAAGAAGCCCACAAAGTTGCTGCCCACGTTGGACTGCAACATGTTGGAGATGGACGCTCCGTTTTGACTGCTTGATGAGGTGCTTGAGTTAACGCCAATCCAGTAGTCGTTGGCAGGCAGTGTGGTTGTAAACGGAATCGTCACCAGACGAACGCCGGAGAACAAGCTATATGAACCAACCGACCCAGAGTTGGCGGCAGTGACCGTGATGGAGGTGCTTTGGAGCAACGAGAGCGTACCGGCGTTTTGCGTGTAGATGCCGACGCGCAAGCTCAGTGTCTGGCTTCCGGTGGAGTTGGAAGTCACCGTGTAGGCGATGGGTAATCCAAGGCGATCCATCTGAACCGCAAAGTCCAGATTGATGGGGTCAAAGTTGATAGATCCCTGACCTACCTGACCCGCCACTTGCACTACATCGTTGTAGTGGTTGTAGCCTGATGCCGTGAAGCCCCCCACGCTGGCGGTAATCGTGGAGCCTGCCATGCCAAACGTCACGTTGTTGGCGTTGCTGAAGAGCACCGTACCCGCAGTGACCGTGGAGCCTGCAACAGCGATGTTTGGCCCCGTCTGATTGGTCGTACCACCACCAGCGCCAGCAGAAATTACGATGGTGTTGGAGTTCCCGCTCAAGGTGATGTTGTTGCCGCCTTGGAGGTACAGCGCCCCTTGCGTGGTAATCGTGGTGGCAGTGGTTCCTGAGGTATTGCCTAGCAGATTCCACGCATTGAAGTCCACATTTGGAACACTCAAAGACAGCGCCACACCATTGGTGTTTGCAGCCAGCGTTGCATTAATGTTTGTGGTTGCAAGCGTAGTGCCTGTACCTGCCTTGTTGGTATCCGCTGTCTGCGCTGCAAATGTCGTGATGTACGCAGGCACCGCCATTGAGAGGCCGTTTGTACCTTGCGTGGCGACGATGGCCGTACCCGCCGTGGTTGTGCTGGTGAAGCCTGTCCCGGCTCGGCCTGAAGTCAGGTCGTTAACGAAGGTCGTTATGTACTGCGGGACTGCCATTGACAGCCCGTTAGTCCCAAGTGCAGCGGTTATGGCGGTGCCAGCCGTCGTGGTCGAGGTGAAGCCAGTTCCAGCGATAGCACCAGAGGCTTGAGTCTGCGTGGACTGAGTGGCCGTCGTGATGAACGCAGGCCATGCAGCAGAGATGCCCGCCGTGTTGTTGGTGATGCCAACCGTGCTGCCAGCCTGCGTTGTGCTGGTGTATCCCGTGCCTGCGTAGTCCGTTTTTACGGACGCCGTCATCTGGTTGGTACTGAGCCCGAATGTGACGCCATTGCTGTTGGCAAACTGGATCGTCCCGGTGTTCTGGGTGTACGTGCCAGAACCTTGCAGTGCCGCACCACCACCTCCACCAGCAGCGTTGCCGCTCAAAGACAGAGCTACGCCGTTTGTACCGACGTTCAGCGTGCCGGTGATGTTTGTCAGGGCAAGCGTTGTGCCTGTACCTGCTCGACCGGAGGTCAAGTCGTTAACAAATGTTGTGATGTACTGGGGAACCGCCATCGACAGGCCGTTCGTGCCTTGCGTGGCAACAATCGCAGTCCCTGCGGTTGTGGTGCTTGTGAACCCTGTACCTGCAATCGCCCCGGAGGCTTGCGTCTGGGTTGTTTGCCCAACGTAAGTTGTAATGAACGCAGGGACGGCCATGGAAAGGCCGTTGGTGCCTTGCGTGGCTACAACTGCCGTACCCGCCGTCGTCGTAGACGTAAACCCTGTCCCAGCACGCCCAGACGTTTGATCGTTGACGTATGTGGTGATGAACGCTGGGACAGCCATTGACAGGCCGTTTGTGCCCATCGTGGCCGTAACTGCCGTACCCGCCGTCGTTGTGCTGGTGAATCCCGTCCCGGCTATCGCGCCTGATGCTTGAGTCTGCACCGTCTGTGCGACCGTGTTGGCACCGCTGATGATGATCGTCGCGGCACCAGCGGCAGTAGCCGCGCTCAGGGTGACGTTGTTACCACCTTGCAGGACAAAATTTGTGCCCGTGAATGCTGATGCCCCAACAGTGTTGCCGGAAAGAATCTGGCTTTGAATGTGCGCAGAGTTCCAATCCGAGGGGCGCACGACAGATGTCGCAGTCCCATCAGCAACTGTTTGGGTATACGCGTGATATAGCGCGGACATTTATGCAATCCGAATGATTGCTGTCGTAGCGCCTGGAGCCGGGAACTGAACGGTAAACGTCCCAGAAGAAGACGTTTTGTCTGACCCAAAATCCAGAACTGCAACAGACTTATTTCCTTTGCTGGCGTTATAGATCAACGCCCCGCGTGCTGTGATGGTGGCAGACGTAAACGAGATGTTGTCAAACGTCACCCAAGCGGTAGTACCAGAACTGGAAACAACAACGCCAGTCAACGTACCCCCACCAACAACATACGTCCCACTTGCAGGCACTTCGTTGGTCGAAGAGTAGACCGTCGTATCAGCACCAAGATCGGCAGCGGAGGTATACAGGGCAATTTTAAACGTATCAGTCCCAAACACCTGCGTACCTGTAAATAGCTCCGCCTTGAAGCTAGTGGTCATCGTCTGAACGATAGCCATATCAGATCACCTGTGTCCTTATCTGCCCACTGCGGTAGGCATCTTGACGGTTTTTGCCGTCACCCAGGTTCTTCAGCAGCGTCAGGGACTGCACGTACTGCTTGTCCGTCTCGGCCACGATGTCAGGCTCTTGCTTCATGAACCGAGCAGCTTCGACCAGCACCGCATTGACCAGCACGGACTCAAAGTTGTCGCCCAACCAAGACGTACCGGCAGTGACAATGCTGACCGGGTAGTAGAAGTAGTGCAGTTCTGTTGACAGATTTGCACTGGGCGTCGGCCCAAGGATGAACGTCAACTCCGTCAAATTTGACGAGTCAGGGCCAAACAGCGCGTAGTACTTCGGAGTGCCCGTCGTGGACGGGTTGGGAAACGCCGAACGGATGAAGTTCACATCCTTGTTCAGCAGGTACTCGTAGTTTCCTGAAGCATCAATGACTGCAAGGCTGAAGACAGACAAGAAATCTGTCGGCGCGGACAGGTATTGATTGCCAGAGGTCAACGTGCCAGTGACGTTCTTGCGAAGCGCCGGAAGCTGAACAGAGTTGTAGATTCTTTGCTCAGCAAGCTGAGTCATCGTGGCAAAGTCAGTCGAAGAGAACGTGTTCTCAACGTAATCCTGAACAGCCGTCTGCAACTCGGTGTAGTTCATAGCGTACTTTTTTGTACGTTACGCCATTGGCCCGCGAGACATGAAGCCCCGCGTAGCAGCACCAGACCCACGCTGCTTGATGCCAGACGTCTTGGCAGGCGGAGCAGGATGCTTGGAGATGTTGTTCACCACCATGCAGAGGTCCCGAGGGTTCTCAGCTTCCTGAGGGTATGCCTGCTTGGCAGGCGGCAGTTGCTTGATCTTGCCCATGGTTCAGCCCGTCTTCTGGTTCATGGCGCGGGAAAGGTTCTTCCCGTACTTCATGCGGTCGTCCGTCGTGGGACCGCCTTTCTTGAAGCTCGGCGTCTTGCCGTGGGCTTCGCTGGCTGGTTTCTTGGCGTGCGCTCGGAGAGCGGCCATTGCATCTTTCTTCATCATCGCTCCTTAAGCGGTGGATACCGCCACTGTACCAACATATCCCTGAGCCACCAAGGTGTTTGGCGTCAGGGGTGCATCAAAACCTCTTGAACCTCCAACAGGGTTCCAGCCCCACTGGATCACGCGGCTACCCTCGCCAAACGAACCCGTCGCAGTCAAGCCAGAAGAGTACCAAGTGTTCGTATCTGGGCGTGGATCTCTGATCGCTTGCGGATCACTGACTGGATACATCCCAAGCTGCAACTGTGGCTGATCCGGAGTCCAGAATTGAGGACACGCTTTGATCGCGGTCTGCTTGGTCTTGACCGTGAGATTCTTGAGCTTCTTCAGGTCGAAACGGAACCCGCACAGGTCACAAAAACCAAATGCTTTTGCGCCGTTAGCAAAACGGTTGCTCATGAGATAAACATCTGCCGAGGCACGAACCGTACTGCAGCCTTCTCGCGATCCTCGCCCATAGCTAATTCTAAATCTTGATCGTACTGCGCTTTTAGTACTTGCATTCTTTCCATTGCACCGGGGATTTTCATGGAAAGATAGTACGCAAGGCCAGAGATAAGTGGCGGTATAAAACGAAACGGGATGTCTTGAGTGTACGTCCCGCCTGCGCCAGCATCTTGAAGTCTACGAAGCCTCCAATAGACAAACTGATATTGCTGTGACCCATCCGGCGTGGGCCAGATAACAACTTGAGGCGTCGGTGCCTGCCGGTTAACCCACACTTGGATAGGCCGCGCTTGTTGCAATTTGTTGGGGATACTGGAGTACGTAGAGACCGAGATGCG